TGCATCGATCTATCGCACATTCTTGGGCGGGACGATCGACTCGGGCGAGATGAGTCTCGAGATCATGTACGATCCAAACAGCACAGCAGGCGAGGCCTTAGAGGGAGAATGGAAGGCGACAGCCTCGGCAGCACCGGTCGAACGGCAATGCGTCATCACGTTCAGCGATTCATCGGCCTACACCTTCAATGCAATACTGACCGGCATGACTGTGAATATGGCGATGGATGCCGTTACTACGGCCAGTCTTTCGTTGAAGGTATCGGGCGCGATTACGGTATCCGGATCCTAATGCTAGATAGAGACGGGATTCTCAAAAGCGACGATCTTCCTAGAGAACTGGTCGACGTTCCCGAGTGGGGCGGCGAGTTGTATGTTCGAACACTTACAGGATCGGAGCGGGATGAATTCGAACAATCGATGGTTACTGGCAAGGGTAAGACTAACCTCGACAATGTTCGGGCGCGGTTCGCAGTTTTGACGATATGCGACTCAGAGGGGAAGCGTATCTTTAGGGCTAGTGACGCGGAAGCGCTGGGCAAGAAGTCGGCTGCAGCTCTTGGGAAGGTGTTTGACGTCGCGTCGCGTATGAACGGATTCTCTCAGCAGGATGCGGAAGAACTCACCCAGTCTTTTTAGCGAGGCCGGAGCGGCGTTTTTACTTCAAGTTAGCGCTGGCCTTGGGAATGACTGTCAGGGAGTTACTCGCAAGAATAGACTCGAGAGAGTTGGCCGAGTGGATCCAGTTTCATTGTATGTCACCGATCGGCGACGAGCGCGGTGATCTTCAGGCTGGCATTGTTGCAGCGACGATCGCCAACTGTAATACAGGAAAATCAGGCAAGGCATTCCAGCCGATCGATTTTATGCCCATAACGGACGGGGAAACTCGAACTAGCGAGCAATCCAGCGACGATATGAAATCCATACTCGATGCAATGGTAAAGGGGTAGCATGGCAACGGTAGGCAATCTATTTATAAACGTAAAGGCTCGAACCGCTCCATTCACTAAGGGGATGAAGAGCGTTCGAGGAACTATCACCCGCCTCGCGGGTGGTTTTGTTGCGCTTGCCAAGAAGGCCGCTTTACTCGGTGCTGCAATGGGGGCGATCGCGTTAGGCGCTATGGTGTTGCTCACCAAGAAGGGACTCGCCGCTGTAGATGCGATGGCCAAACTTGCGCAGAATGTCGGCAGTAGTGTCGAGTCGATTCAAGTCTTACAACACATGGCTACGCTCGGCGGGGTATCTGTCGAGAAGATGGACAAGTCTATAGCCAAGATGGTCAAGAACATAGGCGAGTCGTCAATGGGGATAGGTACTGCTACGGATGCCCTCAAGGAACTCGGCCTCAACGCGAACGAATTAGCGAAGATGCGACCGGAGGTCATGTTCGGTGTACTTGCCGACGCGATCAGCAACGTCGGCAATCGTGCCAAGCAGGGGTCTCTTGCATACGACATATTCGGGCGAGCCGGTCAGGAGCTGCTCGTTACGATGGACGGCGGGTCTGCAGCTGTTGGCAAGATGTCCAAAAAATTGAGGGATCTCGGGGTAATCATCGGAGACAAACAGGCGCAAATGGTCGAGAAGGCAAACGACGCTTGGGCAGATATAGGGCTGGTGTGGAAGGGACTCGGAAACCAATTAGCAGTCGAGTTTGCGCCGATGCTTACCTTGATCGCCAAGGCGATTATCGAATTTGTAAAGAGCGTAGGGGGCATGGGAAAAGTCGCCGAATTTATTGTAAAAGCGTTTTTCTATGCTGGCGCAGTAATGATGGATGTTATCAAGGCCATTCACATAGGCTGGCTCGGTCTAAAAGCGGCTGTACTCCAAGCCGGAGGCGAGATGGCAATGGCGATAGCGTGGTCTGCACAAAACATCGCTGAGTCGTTCCAGTGGATGCTCATCGCGGCGATAAAATCGAGTCAAGGTATAGCTACGGTGATGGGGTTCGCGCTCGATAAATGGGCAGAAGGAATGGCCGAGATGGGGTTCGAGACGGCCGCAGGCTTTGCGAAGTCTGGAGAGTCGTTGGCCAAGGGTATCGCTATCGGGCTGGAAGATATGGCGACGCACGAACTGGCGAATAAAGTCGAATCGGAGTTTTCAAAATTCATGCAAGAGATAGGCCTCAATATGCAGAATGAGGCCACTGGACTCGGCGCGGAGTTGCTCGATAAGATCGCCGAAGGCTGGAACCTCTCGAAAGTAGGGGCGGGATTCGAAAGCCTCAAAGAGAAATTCATGGGGGAGGGTTTCGATTTTACTGGCGGCACTGGAGAGATCGATCTCAATATGCCGGATATGAAGGGCGTAGTTGACACCCTCGATACAGCCATCGGTAGCATGAAAGTAGACGCCGGCGGCCAAGAACGAATACTTGATAAAACGCTAAAAGTCGACGAGAAACAACTCGCAGTATCTAAGGCGATGCTCGCGGAGATAAAGAGCGGGAGCGGGGTGCTGACATGAGCCTGATCGTAGTGGAACGTGCCGGAGGGGGAGAACTCTCTCGAGAAAACAGCGGCAAAATTCAAGCACAGAGACAGTTTTTAGTCTACAGCGACGATGGCTCGTTCGTCTCGCTCGAAGATGCGAGCCTCGCAGCAGGACTCCCAATTATCGGGCAGCCCCATCCAGATAGCCCAGCAATCATCGTCGGATCATTTTCCATCTCAATCATTGAGGATAGGCCGAACGCGTTTGACATAACGTACAACTACGCTCCACCAGAAGTAGTCGACGGCGATGGCGATCCCAGCGACCCTATTGGCGGCGGTGGCGGCGATGATGATAGCGGCACGATAGATGGCTCAGATCCAGACTCAGGGGTCACAGCGTTTACGATCCGCGTGGGTTTATCTGTTGTTGATATCTGGAAAACCGACCCAGATTTACCAGACAACCTCGACGAACCAGCCCGAGAAGATATCGGTGGCATACTTGTATCAGAGGGAGGGTATCCAATATCGTACGCCTTGCCGATCGCCGATATTGCTATCAATCAACAGATCGCAGGCTTTATGAATATAGGTAGTTTCCTCGGGAAAATCGGCAAACGCAACGCAGGAACGTGGAACGGGTTCGATTCTGGAAGCCTGCTATTTACGGGCGTCGATATTTCTCAAGATATTTTTGGTGTCAACGACATTCAGTATCAATTAGCTTGGGACGAATTCTACCATCTTCGCCAAGCACCCGAGAGAGACGAGGACGGCAATCCAACTCTGGACTTGACAGAAGATCCCCCCACAATGAACGTTTTCTTCAAGCAGCCTTTTCCCAATACGATCTCTTTCAACTTTTTACCGGTGTCGTAATTATGCCCAACTACCCATCAATCAGAAAAGGCCTCGGCAAACTCGATCCGCAGCTCTGGACGAGAATCATGCTCATGCTGGCAGCTTTTGAAAAAAAGCAGGAGAAAAAAGAGGTAAACATCTCCAGCACACGCAACGCCTCTGGAGGCATGAACCGCCCGTATTTCCTTGCGAAGATTACCGACTCTGCAGAGATCGAAGGGACAGAAAACCGATACGAGTACACGTTCGAGGAGGTCGTCCTCGACGGTACGACTGGGTTCGCTGCAAGGCCTAACGGTCGAACGGGCGACAACGCCCTCAATCTGTGCGAGATGTCGAATACAGCTACGCATGTCGGAGCCGGCGTCGATTTAGAAGGCGAATCATATCCCGAGGGCTTCTCGATGATGCCTATCGGAGAATGTGGCGACGGCGACGAGGTGCATGTCGTTGTCGTTATCTTTGGCGTTAGGGACTCCGACGGCGCTCTACGCTCGGCGTTTTGTCTAGGCAACACGCACGATGGGACATGCAACGAATGAGCTTCTGGAGGACGTGTTCATGTACTTGCGGGGATGTCTGCGGCGTCGGTGGCTATCCGACTGCGGAATTCTGCGGGAGCGGGTTATCCAGCGAATGCCCTAGCACACTACTCGCCTCAGTCACCCTCCAAGAGCATACAAAGGTCACATATTACGACGTATCAAACGGAGATTGTGGATGTGTGGAAAACACAAGACCAGCAGTCACAGGCGAGGTAACGATCGAGCAGTATGCATCGCCGTATAAATGTTATTATGAAGGAACCGGTTTGATATCTGGTACGTGGTATGAGCAAATAAACTGCCTCGGTCCGCCACATGAACCAACCATCGCCACACTCACCTATACAGAAATGTATATAAGACTCGTGCCGACAACGGTACCTTTGGCAGGCTGGGTGTATAAGGCACTCACCTCGCCATGCTATAACCATGCAACAGATCCACCAACGCCACGATGCGATCCGGCTATCTGTAGCGGCATCATGGCGTACATCCTCACAAGGTATGATTACTCGTATGCAGACGTCACCGGCAGCAGCTCGTTTACCCATTCCGCGTCATGGTTCAATAATTGTAAACCCGCCCCATGCTCGTCGAATATCGTCAGTTGTTACAACGCATACACGAACCGCCAACCGGATGATAAGGCTTGTTTATGGAAATGCCCCAGCTTTGGAGATACATGCCTTGACGATCCAACAAATCCGAACGGCTGGGCGACTGGCCTTCAATGTATTTTTAGCTCCGGCTCGCCCTTTACGAGATCCAATACGGACTGGGATTTTTTGGCAACGATATCATGATCAACTGTAAGCACTGGAATAAATGCGGGGTAAAGGGTGGCGGCTGCTGTACGATCAATCGGTATAAAAAACCATCGTATAGCGTTTGTTTGTTTGGCTGCAATGACAACACTAATCCACCATCTAATGAAGAGAAGCAAGAACTATCTAGCCAGCTGATCTCGACAAAGGGCAGCGAAACTGTGCGCCCTGGCTATGGATCTAGAGGCTTGGGCGACACCATAAAAAAAGCAGTCGACAAGCTGACGGGGGGTAAGATCAAACAGTGTGGCGGCTGCAAGAAACGACAAAAAGCATTGAACAAATTATTACCGTATAAACGAGGGAAGGGGTAGCATGGCAGTACGTACATGGACAGGCGATGTATCGGGGGACTGGAATACAACCGGCAACTGGGACGAGGGATCTGTTCCCGTCAACGGCGACGAGGTGTACATTGTGTCTGGCTCAGTTTCAATCGTCGGTTTCGATGCCGCTGATGTTACACTCGACAGCTTGACAGTAGGGGCGCAATACACGGGTTCGATAGGTACGAGCGGCGGTAAGATGCAGATCAGTAGTACCAATTTCGACTACAGCGGAACGGGAACGAGTGCGTATTTCGAAGGAACCTACACGACTCTAACAATTCAGAATACAAGTACCAGCGATGACGCCCTCAATCTATACGGAGATTCTGACACGATCACAACGCTCCGCATTCTCGGTGGTCGTGGTGGAATAAACATCGATAGCAGCTGCAACATAACGACAACTATCGAACAAATTGGATCGGATGGGGTGACTACAAATATCGCCGACTCGACTACAATCGGGGGATCCTGCACCCTTGCGATGGATTCGGGAAAATTAGACCTCAATCAAGCAATACCAACAATTACAATTTTCGGCGGCGAACTGGTTGCAGCCTTGGATACCGGAACCGTAACAACGATCAATCAATACGGCGGCCGTGTACGATGGAACCCCACTGCATCATGCACTATCACAACACTCACGTTGTATAATGGCCTATTCGACTCTAAGAACTCAACATCTCCAGCGTTTACCATTACTAACGCTACCGTTCACGAGGGGGGTCTGATAGACGAGCGGAGTGGGTTGGAGAACGCAGTCTGGACGAACCCCGTAGCCGTAGAGGGTGGCGATATACGATACGACTCCGGTCGTTCGGTCACGATCAACTAATGTCGACGACAACGATAGTATACGCGGCCTCCGATAGTTACTTACGCTCGGATCAGCCCACGACGAACAACGGAACATCAACGTTGTTACGAATGGGCTATTATTCTGGTGGAAATTTACGACATGGCGTCATGCAATTTGACGTATCAGCATTCACCGACCCGAACGCGATCGTTGCGGCGAACTTGACACTCATACAGCAAAACTCTTTTGGGTCTAGTGTCCGAGAGATGAAGGTAGCACGTCTCGATCAGAGTTTTGTAGAGGATGAATGCACGTGGAATATCGCCGAAACAGGGACAGACTGGACGGGCGGGGCTGGTGCTGACGGGAACGCAGCGGATACGCAGCCGACGTACACGATAGACGTCGGCGACTCATCGGGAAATCAGACTATCGATATCAAGGATCTAGTCATAGACGCGATAAACAGGCGAGCCGGAACCCTTCGGCTCGTTTTCTATATCGACGACTCAGGGACGGCGATAGGCAACGCCGTTTTTTACTCAAGGTCAGCAGGAAGCAACAACCCCACGCTGGGCGTGATCGTCGCCGATCGAATAGCATGGACGGGAAGCGCCGACGATGATCTTGATACTGATGGCAACTGGGAGGGCGGCACAGCTCCAACAGCCGACGACATCGCCCTATTCAACACTGGATCAGTCGACGCGCAAAGAGGTAGCCTGCAATGTCGCAGAATTTACGTAGGTAGGAACTATACGGGCAACATAGGACTCAGCACGAGCGAGATAACTTTCGAGGCCGAAGAGGTACGATTCAATTCATACACGTCAGAGATATACCTAGTCATCAACGAGGCAATATCTACGATCGCTCAAGTCTATATTTCAGACACGGGGAGAACCGAGGGGACGTTTACCCTAGATGGCAAATACGATGCGACAATTACGAGAACGAGACACGACATATCCCTAGATTCTGCGGATTCAACTCGAATCGATGCACACTCATCAGCAGCTCGATTCACATTGAGCGACGATGTCACCGTGGTTCGAATTTCCAAGGCCTACGCAACACTCAATGACGGGGCTGGAAGTGTCACCGTAAGCAATAGAGGATTCGCCACGGTAAAGAATTCAGCAACAAACGATACAGATATCACGATCAACAACGCCAGCGTGATATGTCTCGCCGATCAGGTCGACCAGATTATCATGCACTCAGGCGTCCTAAGATTTAGAAACAACGTAGGCGCCCCGATCATTGTTGCTGGACTGACGTTGTACGCCTCGGCCATTGCAGATACGAGAACGGGAGCAGCAACCTACACAATGTCACACGCAGCAACCATATACGGCGGCCAACTCCTGCTGGATGGTTCGCAAAGTGTTAGCATCGCATAAAATGCAGTTTCTTGCTGTAATACTAGCCAATTCAAGTTGAAACGATACACTGGTCGATAGATCGGGCATGCGTAAAATTACCAAAAAATTCCTGTCCATCATGAAGCGATTCCGATCGCATGTGCTAATAAAGCACCCCATCTACACCCTAGATAATCCAATCCTTCGAACTCGAGAACACGACTACGAGGTACGCAAACTAGATGACAAACGATAGCGGCTGATGAAGAATGACTACCAATAAAACAGCAACAAAGAAAAGGACGCCTACCTTTGGAGAGATCTGGAATTGTCTATCGAGGGTGAATGTCAATAAGCATCTCGAGAAGAAGGGCGACTATGACTACTTGCCGTGGGCTATCGCTTGGGCAATCGTTATGGAACACTATCCGGAGACTACATTCCAGAACCAATTGAATGATAATGGATACCCATGTTTCTACGATCCCCAGGGGTTTGGTATGGTTAGGGTCACCGTCACCGTCTGTGGACATTCACACACAGAGGATTACATGATTACCAATTACAGTAACCGCGTTATTCAAGACCCAGACCCTAACCAAGTGAACAATTGCCTCAAACGGGCGTTGGTGAAGTGCTTGGCATACTTTGGGCTAGGTTCTTACCTCTACAACCAGTTGGATATGCTTGAACTTGAAGATGATTCTGCTGACGAGGTGCCGATCGCTATCGACAAACAGCAGGCACCGATTCTGCTAACCAAACTACAACAGAAGGCTATCGAGAAGTACATAGAGACGCGAGACAACGGCCAAAAGTTGCTGGATAAGTATCTCGATAGATTCAAGATCGACAACCTGAGCGAGTTATCAAAATACGACGCAAATCGATGTCTGGAGAAAATCGAAGAGAAAAGGGGGAATCATGCCAACTGAAACACAACAAGCTACAACTGTCCCTATAGCGATCAAGGCCACCATAACGAGAATTAGTAGGGTAAAATACAGAGATGGGACGTCCAGACTGCAGGTAGAATGCACCCACGACGACGGTAGCGAGTGGGGTGGAAAGATTCGAGATGGTATAGACATCAACAACCCTGACCGAGAATGGCTATACGGTCGCTGGTCTATCCTCGTCGATCCGACTACCGATATAGATAAACAAAAGCAGATTTTATACAACGACTGGAGCCTGATCGGTATGGACATCATCCTCAGCGTCGTTGAGGCAGGCAAATGGTACAACATCAAAAGCGTCAGCAAGTCGATCACA